AATCTACCAATAAGGGGTATTACTAATGGCTGATGAGAAATTTATACAGAAGGCAATAAAAAAACCTGGTGCATCGAATCATCCATAAATGGCGAGCAATAATCATGTAAAATAATAAATTAGCATTAGAATTAACAGTGATTTTTTTCCAGAGGTAATCATTAATTCGCCAGTGTAACTCAGATGGTTAGAGTAGCTGCCTTGTAAGCAGAATGTCGAGGGTTCGATTCCTTCCGCTGTCTTTTAAATATGGAGATATTAATGAAAATCAGAGTATGGAATAAAGAAAGAAAGGGTTTTTGTGAAAATGATGGTTACAATTATTGGCTTTTAGATATGGATGGAGAGCTTCACCATATTCAAGGAAGAGATCATCACCATATAGAACAAGACGATCAAATAGAAAATTATATTATTCAATTATCAACTGGTCTAAAGGATAAGAACGGGAAAGAAATATATGAAGGCGATCTCGTTAATGATTTAACCCCCTACTTTTGTTCTGATCAAATCACTAATTCTTTTATACAGCAGGAGAGAACAACAAATCCTTTAGAAGTCTATTGGTGCAAAGGTGAATCACAATTTAGAATGAAAAATGATCAACATGAATATCATGAGCCTATAAATAATAGACGTATAGAGGTTATAGGAAATATCTTCGAAAACCCGGAGTTAATAAATGAAGCATCCACATTATAATGTAGATCATTTTTTCATAGGTAAAAATGTTTGTTTTATGAAAGAAAGTCCCGCACTCGTAACAGATTCATTTATATAAGGATATAGATATGGACATCCTAATACCACTTAAATTCAAATCCAAGATATTAGACAGATATCATAGATATCGTATTAAGAGACTTAAAAAGAAAATTAAGAAATATGCTCAAGATGATAAAGAATTTAACGATTTCATAGAGCAATTATATCAAATAGATTAAAAATGGGGAAAGAAGGATTCGAACCTACTAAGCTAGAAGCGCCAGTTTTACAGACTGATATGACTCTCCAACGTCATCGTTTCCCCAAAACATCCTTAACAACATTGTTTAGTATTAAGCCACTGCTCAACTTCCTTAAGACGCCAAGCATTATTCTTTGCAGACAATTTAATTTTCTTAGGGAAATCCTGAAGCTTTTGTAATCTATGCAGAGTGCTTCTATCGATATTACCTAGAAGCTTCATGAGGTCTTGGGCACGAATTAATCTTGATGTTTCCATTTAAATAACTCCCTGGAATATTGTCGATTACTATCCTCAAACTTCAATTACATCATCCTGATGACCTGAAGTTATCGACAAAGATTTTGTTCCCGTATTTGGAAAATAATTATGCCACATCCTGCAACGTACTGCTATATCTTGAATCGTTCTGCTACATGTTAATAAAACTGTGGACATTATTGCATTAATATAATAAAAACAATAGAATGAGTCCTGTGTTATAGGATTCCTCTCTCTTGTAGGCCGGGAGTGAAGTGTCCTCTCCTATAGCACACAATCGTAGACTCGTGACGTATAGCGAGGTAATAACCGTGGTGGGGAAACAACCAGCGCCACTATCGCGCTCTTAGATAGTCGAGACCTGTTCGTGAGGCAGGGCATTACCGTGACGGGGTTAACAGTCGGAAAGGAATCAAATGACAGAAGTTTATGGAATGAACGAAGGTCAAGTTGTGTCTGAACAATCTTCTAATGTTGCACCTGATAATCCTCAATCAGACGCACCATCTGAGAAGATTTTTACGCAATCAGAAGTTAATGACATTGTTAAAAAGGCAAAGCATGGTGCTGTAGAGGGTTATAAACGCTTAGCCGTTGAACGCCCGGAGTATATACAGCAAAAGCATTCTGGTAACGAAGCGACGTTCCCTCGCAATGATTACCAAGAATCTACACGCCAGCCTGATGATGACATTAGAAGGATCGCCGCCGAAGAAATTACGAAGTTGCATTCAAAGATGGCTGAAGAAGCGCATCGGAGTCAGCAAGAACGTGATGCACAAAGGATTGTGCAAGAGTTTCTCGGCAAAGTGGTTGCGGAAAAAGACAAATATAACGATTTTGACCAAGTTGTTGGTGATGTTGAATTAGCTCAATTTCCAAATACGGTTCAGCTTTTACATGGTTATGTCGATAATGTTTCAGATGTAATGTATGAGCTGGCGAAAGATCCTATCAAGATGTCGCAGTTGGAAATATTAGCAAGAACATCACAAAAAGGCGCAGTAAAAGCGATTCAAGGTTTATCTAAATCTATTAAAGATAACCAAGAAGGTGTGAAAATGCGCAATGCCAAAGAACCTCTAGATCAATTGAGACCTTCTAACACCGGTACGGATTCTGGTGACATGTCGGTCAGAGATTATCGCAGAAAATATAAAGTATAACTCCGACGCATCCAGATCCGAACTATTAACACATAGTCAGGAGCTAACATGTTTCCCACAAATATTTTACAAAGTGTCCAAACCTATCAACGATCTGGTTTAGGTTTGCTTTTAAATTTATGCTGTCATATTGCAACAGCAAATACGAAATTCAAAAATTTTGATAAAATAGATAGTAATCTTGGTAGTACAGTCACATTTGATTTACCACCCCGATTTACATCTGCTGCAAGTTTAGTTGCATCATTTCAATCTGCTAATCAGCGCGTACAAGCATTAACATGTGATCAAGCTAATAACGTTAGTTTTGCATTCACAGCGCAACAAAGAATCTTCAACGTTGAAAAAGACAATGATGATTACATGCGCGTATTTGGTAAATCAGCAATTGCTGAACTTGCCAACTTAGTTGAAAGTAACATTGCACTTAACTGGATTTCTGGTGTGGTTAGCCAATTAGATGGCACCACCAATGTAACATCTGGTCCTTACCGATTCTTTGGTAATGGTACAACCCCAATTACTTCATACCAACAATTAGCTCAAGCGAATATGTTCTTCAAAAACTATGGCGCTGTTGCTGATGGTATGAAAGTGTATTTGCCCGATACTTGTATCCCAAGCATCGTAGGTTCAGGTTTAAATCAATTTGCACCACATCGAAATGATGATATCGCAATGTCATGGGAAGTGGGTGATTTTGGTACACCACTTGTTAGTTACTACCAATCAAACTTAATGCCCATTCACGTGTCTGGTAATACCGGCATATTAGCGCAAACATTAACTGTTGTTAGCACTAACGACCCCACTGGTCAAAATGTAACTCAAATTACATTCAGTGGTGCAACTGCAAGTGATGCTGATGCTGTTAAAGCAGGTGACCTGTTCCAATTCAATGACGGTGTTGCGGGTCAACCTAACATGCGTTATCTCACTTTCATTGGTCAAGCACAATCTGCTAATCCTGTTCAATTCAGAGCAACCGCAGATGCAATAGCAACTGGTGGTGGTAACGTTACAATTAGTATTACCCCTGCACTTAATTGGGCGGGTGGTGCCAATATTAATTTAAATAATCCAATTGCTGCAGGTATGCAAGTAAGCGGATTACCTTCTCACAGAGCAGGTGGTATTTGTGGTGGTGATGCAATGTATATCGCAATGCCGCAATTGCCAGACCAATATCCATACCCAACCGCAAATGAATACGATCCTGATACTCATGCATCGATTCGTTTAACGTATGGTTCGCTATTTGGTCAAAACCAAACTGGTATGGTCTATGACGAAACTCACGGATCAACTTTCGTTCCTGAATACACAATGCGATTAATCTTCCCATTGTCACAGGGTTAATTAAACAAAGGAGGCTTTGTTTAATCTTAGCCTCCTTTAATTAAACAATTTAATTAGAGGGTTATATAAATGAGTATTCAGAATGATCCAATTTATAATCTGCCATTCTTATATGTGAATGGTTTAACTATTTCCGTTGCATCTACTACAACATTATCAGTTTCCGCAGGTCGTTGCCGCGATTCTAGTGATTCAATTGATATCGTTATTGGTAGTGCACCGTTTGCAGGTCCGACCACAACTGCGCCTGTTATCTTAAACGCCGCTGTTAATGGTGTGAATGGCCTTGATACTGGAACCTTTGCACTAAGTACATTTTATGCAATTTATGCCATTGGTGATTCACGATATTACCAAGATCCAGCGGTCATTATGACACTGGCTAGTAATAGCACACCTTTAATGCCATTTGGTTATGATTCATCTCGATTGATTGGTTATGCAAGATCAGATGCTAGTACCAATTTCTTACCAGCTTATATTTCTGGTAATAACAATACACGTCTATTTACATATGATGTGCCCGTTGCAACGGCAATTACTGCTGGTAATGCAACGTCATACACCGCTGTTGATTTAACCACTATGGTTCCTCCAGTTGATAGTAATCCTGTGAATATTTTTACTGCATTAACACCTGCTTCTGCTGGTAATGCTGTGTTCTTACAAGGTTTTGATTCAACGGGTGATGCTGTTGTGAATAAAGGTCAGGTCGCTGCGGTTGTATTGAATAGTTACAACACTGTTCTTGCACAACTTGATACTGCTTCACCAAAAATTAACTACAAAGTAAGTAATGGTAGTGATGCAGTTGCAATCAATGTAGCCGGATTCCAGTTCTACATCTAATGTAAAAAGGAGCGTGTATCGTGGCGACTACTGCCCGTGATTTAATCACGCGTTCTTATTATCTATCCGGAATTGTGGCCAGAGGATTACAAACTGTCTCTGGCCAACAAATCACGGACGGATTAACGTTATTAAATGAACTGCTTGATTATAAATCAGTTCATACATCGTTAATTCCCTATTGGACGTACAAACAAGATCTTGTGACGGTTCCAGGACAAGAAGTTTACTTTATTGAAAACTGCTTGGCCGTTGAATCAGTTACATTTAATTTTGATCAAGTTCGATATCAAATGTCATATGTTACACGCTATCCCTACTTTGCAAGTGGACGTGTCAATGATGTTCAAACGTTGCCGTTTAACTGGACATTTAATCGTCAATTAAATGGCGGCAATCTCTATCTGTATTTCATTCCTGATCAAGCCTATCCGCTTAATATTATGGCGAAGTTTGGATTACAGGATGTGACGCTAGATGAAGACATGGAAGATGTCTATGACAGGTCTTATATCGAATATCTACGTTATGCCTTAGCGCAATATATCTGTTCAGATTATGGAATTATTTTTAATCCTCAATCAGCAGAAATTCTAAAACAAATGATATCTCAGCTGACGTATGTCAGTCCTGATGATTTATCTATGCGCAAGGTAAGCATGTTAACGCAAGGCACAGGAATTAACTGGGGGGATGTAAATTTGGGTCGCGGGTGGCGCCCAATGTAGCGTCGTCATAGGATTACGTCCCTATTAATAGGATTAAATGCATAGTGTTTTATAGATCCGAAACAACAAAACAAGTACCTGTGAATATCGCCGGATCTTCTACGTTTGGTGTTTATCCTAAAATATCGTCTGAAAAGACATATAACATGTATTTGTCTGATGGATGGTTGGTTGATTATGGTGGATACAAATCTGTCATAGCAAATTTAGGATCGAAAGGAAGAGCAATTTTCACAAGTAGCATTCTTAATAGGATGATAGCTGTGATTGGAAATTTCGTTTATCTATTGGATATTATCTTTGATCCAACTGCACCTTTAAATGATGCTTATCAATTTAATCCCTTATTGATTGGCACAACCACTACATTTGAATCACCTGTTTATATTGATGAAAATAATGCCGGACAGGTGGCTATATCAGATGGCGCAAATATTTATATTTATGATCCAAATGATGCCGTTCCATTCCAAACCTTGACAAGTGCTGATCTTGGTTTTGTACCAGGGTTTCTATCATTTCATGATACCTATTTTTTATGTGCTGCCTCACAAGATACAACGGCAAGTCCTGGATCAACGATTGATAATAGTTGGCGATTATCAGAATCAAATAACGGATTATCTTGGCCGGCTGATTCTGCGCACGTGGGATTATTAGAAACTAAACCTGATCGAACTCAAGCAGTATTAAGATTTCCATCAGGCGGTAATATGATTTTTGTGATGGGGAATCATGTTACTGAACCTTGGTTTGATACCGCATTACAATTGTTTCCATATCAACGCAATACCCATTCAAATATTGATTATGGCTGTGTTAATCCAAAAACAATTGCCGCTATGGATAAAATGGTCGTTTGGCTGGCACAAAATGAGCAATCGGGTCCAGTGATAATGTATTCCAATGGAGATCGATCAGAGAGAATTTCTACTGATGGTATAGATCATTTCTTATCTAATATAAATGTCCCAGCAAATTCTGAAGCATTTGTTACTAGAAGAAATGGTCACCTTTTCTATCATATTAATTTTTTAGATCCAGAAGATAATGTTTCTCTTTTTTTAGATCTCAATACACAACAGTTTTTTCATGCATCTGATGAAAACATGAATGCATTTATCGCATCTGATGTAGCATTCTTTAACAATCAATATTATTTCGTGAGTAGGCTAAATGGTAATATTTATGCTTTTGATAATAATTATACTACTTATGACGGCGCAACAATTCCCCGAATAAGAGTTACTAAAAGTGTACGTAATCCAAGCCAAGATTATTTTATCGCTAATGATGTTGGATTCACAATAGAGCAGGGTACAACAGAACCATTCTATGAAAATTTGGGTCCTTGGAATTTAATTACTGAAGATGGAAATAAATTAATAACCGAAGACTCTGATACTTATTTTGTTACTGAAGATAATGAATTTCTCTTAACAGAAGATGATAGCAATCTTGTTAATGAAAATTCTATTAGTGGACAGTTTTCATTTCTTGTCACAGAACAAGATCAATTAGTTGCCATTTATCCTAGAGTTGATTTGGCAATTTCAGTTGATGGCGGTGAAACATTTAGTAGTTATGTCTCTCAGGATTTAAATTCATTAGGCAGACGACAAAATAAATTAATGTGGTGGCGATTGGGCGTTGCTAATGATTTTACAATGCAATTTAGATTTTGGACGATTGGTCGTGTATTAGCCACTGATGGCGTTTTAAGTATAAGGCAATAAACATGGCAGGAATACCATTAAAACAATTTACCCTGTGTCCTGATATTCCAAGAAATTCAGAAATCGTGGATGGAAATGGAAGGTTAAAACCAGAATGGCGCGCTTTTTTTGATCAACTAGTTTTAGCATTACAGACAACATTTAAACCTGAAGGAATTGTATTTCCTCAGCAGACAACAGCCAATATTGCACAATTAACAGCGGTTGAATCGAAATCAAATATTCTTTATGACTCAACCACCAATGAATTTAAGGGCAATGTCGAAACAGCACCAGGTGTTTATACCTGGAAAACATTTACATTAGTTTAGGAATAAAGCTATGGCAATTGATTGGAGCGGAATGTTAAAGGAAAAGGCGCCTGTCCTTGGGAATGCTGCAGGTCAAGCATTTGGATTATTTAATGATGATTGGAAAAATCCTGCTGATTCCGCGATGCCGTATCTAAATAGAATCCCACAAGAAGCGGGAAAGCAATATCAACCCTATATAAATGCAGCCCAAGGTGCATTACCGCAAATGCAAGGACAATATTCTCAACTTCTTAATGATCCATCTCAAAAACTAAATCAAATTGGACAAGGTTATCAAGAATCACCCGGACTTCAATTTGCTATTCAAAAAGCATTGCAAGCATCGAATAGTGCTTCTGCTGCGGGTGGTATGGCAGGATCTCCAGCTAATAGAGAGCAAGATATCTCATTAGCAACTGGATATGCCAATAAAGATTATAACGATTGGCTAAATCATGCATTAGGACTTTACGGACAAGGCTTACATGGTGAAGAAAATATTTATGGCGTTGGGGCGAATGCAAGTAACAACATGGCTGATTTAATTTCTCAGGCATTAGCCAAACAAGGTGAAACGGCATACAACGCACAACAAGCCGAAAATATACACGGCGCATCGAATCAGGGACTCTTCAATACCCTCGGAAGCTTAGTCGGTACTGCTCTTCCGTTTTTATTTTAGGATGTAGATATGGTATTTAGTTTTAATCTTCCTAATCCAACGTTTGAATCGGAAAACCCTCGTGCTATTGCAGGTGCGTTTAATCAAGATATGTTAGCAAAAGCAATTGCTAATCAAATAAATGCGACTAAATCACGTTTTGAAGAACCAAGAAATGTAGCTGATTTAATTCAAAAGCATTTGGAAAATACACATAAAGAATTAGAAAACAAATATTATGGACCGAATATTGAATCTGAAATTGGTTTCAGAGGTGCTCAATCATCTCATTTAGGTGCTGAGACAAATAAATTAAATCAAATGCTTCCACAAGAATTAATTGCTCAGCAATTGCAAAATAAACAAAGACAAATTGATTTAGATCCTTTAATGCAAAGTCCTGAAACCAAGACAATCTATGCTCTTCAAAAATCAGGAATAATTACACCTGAAAAAGCTAAAGACTTATTAACCAATATCATACAAAACAATAATAAATTGACGTCATTTGATCGGATGCCAGTCTTAACTAAGAATGCATCTATCGCTCAAGGTATGGCATTTGGAAATAGTGAAACACAGGCATATAACGATTTAAGAGCTGGAAAAACGTTAGAACAAATGGCGCAAGAAGCTGGTTTTGATCCAAAACGGCCTGAAACATGGCCTCAAAAGTCATACAACCCAACGACAGCTACAGTAACAAGACAACAAAGATCTAATGTTGCTCAAGCTGGCATTGAAGCAATTGAACCACAAATAACAAAATCACTCGCACCCTATGCAAAAAAATGGAACGGCGTGTCCCTGCTTCAACTCAAACAATCTTTAGCGGGAACCAATGATGAAGAAATAGGAAAGGCGATAGCTGCTGCCGCTGCTGGTAAAGAATTAGCAGCATTAAGATTAACATCTGGTGGTATCACTCCTGGTATAAATGCATTACGTGATACAATACAAGGGGCAAAACTTAACTTAAATACACCTGATTTAGCGCTTAATCCTAAACAATTCGAAGCTGCTCAAAATGAAATTGGTAGAATTATTAAAACATTAAATACGGCTGAAAATGAAGCTGCTTTTGGTAAAAAAACCGCTCCGAAAAATTTACAAGAATATGAACAAAAAAATCCACCTGAACCCGGCAATATAGATTATAGCGATCCTAAATATAAATTAGACGATTTGTATAGAATGAGGGATGAACGACATGCAAAATAAACAAAACGATATGGATGCCCTTGATAGAGAAATACAGCGCAGAGAGATTGAAGCTGAAATTAAAAAACGAAACAATGCAGCGAATCAGGCTAATAGTTATTCTCCATCTGGTACTTTATTTTCACCAATGGAACATTTGATTCCTTCCGCTTTGTCTGGATTGGGACAATTTGGAAATGATTTAGACCAAAAAGCTAAAAGATTTTTAGGTAGCGAAATAGGAACGCAAGATTTTCCTCTTGCATCTATATTATCAAAGTTAATACCCAATATTTCTAATGAACAAATATCAAAATTTGTCGGAGCACCTGATACATTTCAGGGAAGAGTGACTGAAGGAATTGCAAGAAACGCACCTTATTTTGCGGCACCAGGATTAGCCGTAGAAGGAAAGTTAGCAGAAGCGATACCCTCCTTAGGAAGAGCACAAGAAGCACTTAAGGGAATTCCCGTTAAATTGGCTAAATCTTATTTAGGTGAAGAAGAAAGACCTCAAGAACCATCTCAATTGATGGGACCTGGCACATCTGAAGATATTAAAAAAGCATTAGTAGATAGCATTACGGAGGGAAGAACACTTCCACAGACACAAAGACTTGCAGCAAAAGAAATAAGAAACGCAAGAGAAAATCAAGAAAATATTAGCCAAGAAAATTTTGAAAGATTTTTTAATTATCCTCATAAGAGTGAGGCTGGCGAAAAAATTAGTCTGGGAGACACAGACATATTGCCACGAGAGCCAGGATACCTAGGCCTAGTAAAACCTGCATTGCTTTCCCCTTCTTTAGAAAAATCGTTTGATAAGGACACACAAGGAATTTATAACAAATTTACGAACAAATCAACTGTGCGTAATGGTCATAAATTACAGAGCCAATTAGGATCTGATATAGGATCTCTTAACTATAAGAAGACTATTTCAGGTCTTGATCAAGTAGAAAGAAATAAATTGTCAGATTTAAAAACAGCCTTTAAACAAATTAATAATTTAATGGACTCAGCTATAGAAGGAACTCCTTATGAAGGTGAATACCGATCTATAAAGAAGTTTCACAAAGAAAATGTTATTCCATTCCGAGAAGGAGCTATTGCGAAAATATCTTCTGGCGAAGTTAAAAATCCAGGTAATTTATCAAATATATTCAAAAATAGAGAAGAATCAATTGCTCGTGTTTTGCGTCATTTAGGTCCTGGATTTAAACCAAAAATATTACATGCTGAACTTGGTGAAATTGGACAAGATATAAAACCAAATAAATTAATAGCTCTTGAACGTGATCTACGAGAAAAAGGATTGGGTAGTTATTTAACAAAAGAACATAAAGATATTTTGGGATCATTTCGCAATAAGCATGAATTAGAAGAAACTCTTAAAAATGAACATGCAGAAAATCTCAAAAGTTTTGAATCTCAACTTGAAGGAAAAAAAGATTACAAAAGAGCAATTGCTGCCTTAATAGGAACTGGTTTGGGCGCATCGATGGGCGCAAACCCTGCAACAATTGCAACACTTGGAACCCTTGGTTATTTATCGAAACCTGTTTTAGATAGAATTTCTCGGGCAATTGTGGCATCAAAAAGAAAATAAATATTATTTAGCCAATAAATTACAAGGATTGTAAGAATGGCAATTACACCAGATCAATATCATCTACTGATAGCAGCACCAATGCTGCAAGACTATTTAGTCGATAAAGATACTGGCTTTCCTTTAGCGGGAGGCTGGATAACATTCTTTCAC